CTCTGCCAGATTGCTGGGCGCTGGGGCAGCAGCCACCGGTGGCTGAGACGCCGCCGAGGTCGGGGTTGGCGTTGATGATGGCGCAATGGCGGCATCGGTTTCGCCCTCTGCAGTGTCCGTCACATCCGCGTCGGTGTCCTGCGGGCTGTCGTCGGGCTGGTTCTCTTGGGCCATGAGTGCCTCCTGTTTGTACTGAGGAAGGGATGCGCGTCGCGCGCGGATGGATGAGATTGGTGGGGTTCTGGAAAGCATCTGACGAAAGCCGGCAAAACCCCGAGCCAGATCGATGACTTCATCGGCAAGGCCTGCTGCGACGGCATCGGTCCCGCGGAAGGTCGCAGCCTCGGTCGCCAGCGAAGCTTCCTGGCTAAGCCGCCCAGCGCGGCCCGCGGCGACAGTCTCGGTGAAGAGAAACCGCAGCACATCGATCTCGCGCTGGATATCATCCCGGACCGCTTTGGGCAGAGGCTCGTAGGGGTTGCCATCGACCTTGTGCTGGCCTGAATGGATCAGCGTGACCCGCACGCCGTCCTGGTCGAGCTGCCCGCTGAGATCGGCATGCATGACCACAACCCCGATGCTGCCCACGGAACCGGTGCGCGGCAGAAGGATGCGATCGGCCTGGGACGCCAGCGCATAGCCTGCAGAGAAGGCATGTTCGGCGACGAAAGCCCAAACGGGCTTGTTACGGCGGAGGGCGCGGATCTGGTCAGCCAGGTCAAAGACGCCAGCGACCTCCCCACCAAAACTGTCGATCTCGAGCGCCACCGCGCGAATGGACGGATCGTATGCCGCCGCCTCGATCTGCGCCGAAATCCCTTCGTAACTGGTCTGGCCCGAGGATTGCCCGATCCAGCCCCCACGGTGGATCAGCACGCCGGAGATCTCGATCACCGCGATTCCGTCGACAACCGGGTAGGGCGTATCGCCATGTTGCTGGAGGCTCTCGCTTAGGCCACCTGCAAGGATGCTGGCGCGGGCGCGTGTATGGGCCGCGCTGTCGGATAGCTCGCAGCCGTCCGCCAGTTCGACCCGTCGCCCGAGGATGCGGGGCCCAAGTCCCGACAGAAAAGCCATTGCCTTGGAGGGTTCGACCAGCAGTGGCGTATTGAACGCGCGCGCGGCAATCCGGGCATGGAGCATCAGGGCTGGTCCTCGTCTGTGCGCGGGCGGTCTTCCGCGTCATCGGTTTCATCTTCTGTGTCCGCTTGCTCTTCCTGGGCCGGTAATGCCTGCACGCCTTGTGCGGGCGATCCCGGACGGCGGAAATCGAGGCCCAACGCGCGCTCACGTTCCCGCTCTGCGGCAATCTCCCGATCAACCTGCTCAGCGTCATAGCCCCGCTCTGCGATGGCTTGGGTTCGGGATTTGAGCCCCGCTTCGATCTGGGCGATTTCAGCATTGGCATCCTTCAGCGGGTCGACCCAGTCCCATTTCGTCGGCAGCCAATCTGCTGCCAGCATGCGCGGTCGCTCGGCTTCATAGCCGGGCAAGGCCAGCGCGCTGGACAGAACCGCCAGATCCAGCCAGCGCGCGTAGACCGGACGGCAGAGCTGATAGACCATCACCGAATGCTGCCAGGCTGATACGCGGCGGCGGAACTCGATCAGCGCAAGGCGCGAGTTCGAGAAGTTTCCCTTCACCATGTCATTGGCGAGATAGGGATAGGGGATGCCCAGCGCTGCCGAGATTTGTAGCAGCGTCCGGTACTGAAACGGCTCATAGGTTGCCCCGCTGTCGGCAGGCTGGCCGACCGTCACATCCTCGCCAGGGTCCAGCCGCACGATCTGGCCCGGGCTGATCTCCACGCCTACGGGCATTTCCTCGTCGTCCAAGGGGGCGAGCGGGTTCTCCGGGGCGGGCGATGTCACGAACATTGCATACATCGCCGCGACCTTCTTCCGGTCGAGTTCGGCATCATCATACTGATCGAGCAAAAAGAGCTTTACGATCGCTGGGGCCAGTTTTGACACGCCGCGCAGCTGGCCGCCTTCGACTGGGTCGATCACGTGGATTACCTCTGAGGCAGGCACGCGGGCAATTTCACCCGAGAGGCCCGGATCAGTGCTGTCGCCCGGGTGGCGGCGGAAGAAGTGATAGGCGACGCGTCGCCCGATCCGATCGAACTCGATCCCCTGGCGTATCGCGTTTCCATTCTGCGCCACGCCTGTCTCATGCAGCGGCAGCATCTCCGAGGGCAGCATCTGCAGTTGAAGTGGCACCGTCAGTCCGTCCTCCACCCGCCGTGGCCGGATCCGGACAAAGACCTCACCCGCCAGAAACACCTCGCGCGCCGCCCTGCGCTGCAGCCCGTAGAAGTCCGTAAGCCCCTCGGCGTCAGCCTCATCGGTCCAAGCAAGCCATAGCCGCTGCAACTCTTCTTTTCTCGCGGCATCTGTGAGTTTCGAGATGGGCTTTATCCCATCGCCCACGGTATTCGCCGCCCAGCTTTCCAATGCATTCACGGCATAGCCATTGTTGCGCACGAGCCAGCGGGCACGTGCGGTGATATCCGGGCCTGATGCTGCGATCAGCGCATTCACATGCGCGCGCGTCGCCTGGAACCCGCGTAGCCGCCGATGATGCTGTCCCGCATCAAACCCGCCGATGAAGGCGCCAAGGCGTTGCCGCCAGTTCATCACAGGTCCTTCACGGCAAAGGGGCGCAGGACACGGCCGGCGCCGCGCTCGAGTTTGGCGATGCGCCGTTCGACATCGCCTATGGCCGCGGCAAGCTCGGCGTCGGTGCCATAATTCACCGTCTTGCCGTCATAGCTCACAGACCGTGTGCCGCTGTAGCGCGCGGCCAAGAGCGCGCTGTGGCGGAGTTTCAGATCGTCGAGGGTCATTCGTCATTCCATGTATTTTGGCGTGCTGATCTGCCAGCCGCGCCGCCGTGGGGCGCTGATCCGACCGGCTTTTGGTTCGGACGGTTTCTCGGGCTCGTTTGTTTGCGAGGTGACAGCCGTCTCCACGCCCGCCTGCTTCTCCAACTGCCGCCACATCCGCTCATCAAAGCGGTCGGCCCCAAGGATCCAAGCCGCGGCACGGGCATAGACTCGCGTATCCAACGCCTCATTCCGCTCGCGCATCTTCTGCCATTCCTGGCGGCTGTAGCCCCGCCTGTCGCGGATGGTGACCAGTTGTTCGGCCACCAACTGCTTGAGCCATTCGCTGTCCGCCCAGTCGGGCAGGTGGATCGTGCCAGCGGGGTTGGGCAAGCCCAGCGCGCGAGCCTCATCCGATGGCCGTTCGATCCTCAGATAGCGATAAGTCTCCGCCTTGAAGGTGGCGGTTGCTACGGTCCAGAGCCGGGCCCCGCGCTTGAGTTTTCGACCATTAACCGTCGCATCAACGAAAGTTGGCCCCGAAACCGGTGTCGCCCGGTTGAAGCCCTCGAGCCCTTTCACAGGCGCCACCTGCGCAATGCCCTGCGCCCGCGCCCAAGCGTAGACGGCAGAGGTCTCATATCCGGTGTCGATCGCCAGCTTGGCCAGTGGCATCACGGCGCCGTTTTCATGCGCCCAGGTCTGTCCGAGCAACGCGGTCAGCCCCTGCCAGCAGGCAGGGTCATCCGGTCCGCCCGGAATGACGATGTGATCAACCAGCCAGCTTTCCAGACCTCGACCCCAAGCCCAGACGTCGACCTCGATCCGGTCCTTTTGGACGTCCGCCCCTGCGGTCAGGAACAACCCACCCATGGGAACCTGCGCCGGGAACGTTTCTCGCCGATCTGCAAGCCGCTGCCATTCTGGTGCATCTCCGCTTTCAACCCAGGTCTCGCCGAGAAGCGTGTTGCGTGCCGCGCGCAGCATCTCGTCAGAACCTTGCGCGGCCAGCCAGTCCCGCGCGATCTGCTCCCAGCTTTTCCAGCCAATCGGCGAGTAGAGTGCCGAGAGATGGAAGCCGATCGCGTTGGGATCAGCACTGGTTGCCGTCGCTCGCCATTCCCCACGCGCCAACATGTCCGTCTTGTGGTGCTCGGCAATTTGCCGGTCACAACCCTCGCAGGCGTAGGCCGCGGTTTCCGGCTTCCCCTTGTCCCAGCGCAACCGTTCAAACTGCAGCCATTGCATATGGCCGCAATGCGGGCAGGGCACGAAATACCGCCGCTGATCGCTGGCCTCGAACTCGCGCTCGATGCGCGACAGCCCGCGGATCGTGGGCGTCGAGACCATGAACACCTTGCGCCGATGCGCGAAGGTGGTGGTCCTTGCCTCTGCCAGCGTGACTGGGTCGCCCTCCTCGTCGGCTGAGGCCGGATAAGCGTCGACCTCATCCAGAAACACATAGCGCGCGGGCATCGAGCGCAGGCCCGTGGCCGAGTTCGCACCGGTCAACACCAGAATGCCGCCAGGGAATTCCTTCGACAGCATCGAGTTGCCCGCATCCCGCGAGCGTGCCGGCTGCACGCGTTCTTTCAGCGCCGGACTGTCCTCGATCAGCGGATCGATCCGCCCGCGCGAGGTGCGCTTGGCCATCTCCACTGTCGGCAGCACCGCGAGCATCGGACCCGGCGCGTGGTGGATTACGAAGCCGATCCAGTTGTTGCCAGCCTCGGTCGCACCAACCTGCGCAGCCTTCATGAAGCTGATGCGCTGCGCCGGGTGCTTTGGTGACAGCGCATCCATGATCTCGCGCAGATAAGGCGCGCGCGCCGTGCGATACCGACCTGGTTCTGCTGCCGCCCGCGACGACAGCCAACGATGCTTGTCCGCCCATTCCGACACAGTAAGGTCGGCATCAGGCCGCATGCCCCGGCGCCACGCACGCAAGATGTCCTGGGCACCGTCAAATCCGAGGTCGAGCCCGTCAGTCAGGTCGTGGTCATCTTCTCCTTCTCTGTCATGCAAGCGAGACCCTGAGGTCGGCCAGGGCGTCGAGTTGCTCTCGGACATGGGTTTCCAACACCCTCTGCAGGATCGCAGTCTCGATCGTCACGGGGTTGCCCGATGCCTTCTCCATCTCTGCGGATAACTGCGCGGCCATGAGTGCTGCCACGCGGGTGGGCCAGGTGACCCAAGTGTCGCGCTCCTGGCGCGCAAGGCGAAACACCAGCGTCTCGGCGCGCGCCCGGTCGACCAGCACGCCCTTCTTCTTCTGGATCGAGAGCTGCCGTTCCTGCGCCTGGTAAACGGTCAGCGCCGTACGGGCCTTGATATAGGACGTGCTATCGCCGGGGCCGGAGATGGCATTAGTAGCCATCGCTGCGCTCTCACTGCCCGCACCAAGCCCGCCCCGTGAACGTATCTGCTGATCGGGATCAGTCATGCTGCCGCGCCGCGCATCCGAGGCGGCGGCATTGATCGACCCGTCGGCGAAGAGCACCAGCCGCCCGGTCTTGCGGGCCTTTTGCACGGCCCCGCGCGAGAGGCCCGCGTGCTCGGCATAGGCGCGTTCAGACATACCTTCCATGGCGTTTGGACTGACCTCAACATATTGGAAATAAACAGGAAAAACGATCTATTTGAGTTGATTACACTCCCTGATCGAGCGATTCATGGGTCCAGAAAGCGGGTGCATCGCACCTTGCAAACACGGATCGGAGAGAGCCATGCGCGCACAGGAGAAGATGGGGCACAGCTCGATGAGCGAAGGGTGGCGGGATCACACCAGCCCCGCCCAAGAGCGAGTGAACTGGGTGATGGACGAAGTGATGTCGGGGCGGATGAGCCAGGCCGACGGGATGGTCGAGATGGCCCGCGCCCAGGAGATGATGCGCGAAGAAGCCCGCGCGCGCACCACCCACCCCGAACACCGCTGGGAGGACTGACCATGGCACGACGCAAGCCCGTTGATCCCAACGCCGCCCGCGACGCTGAACTGCTTAAGATTGCCCAGCGCCAGTTCCGCATCGAGACGCTGGACACCCAGAACTGGGACCGGCTGGATTTCCACGATGTCGCCGTCTGGGCGATCCGCGCAGCACTCGAGGAAGCCTTTGAAGCTGGACGCCGCGCAGGCCCAGCCAACACCCAAGCCTGAAAGGACATCGCCATGACCGCCATCACCACCATCCGCATCGACCACGCCGCGCTGCCGGAGCATCTCGACCGCTCGCGCCCCGATGCCGTCGTCGAGGTCATCGAGGCCGAGTTGCGCGACGCGGGGATCACTGCCGACGCCTCTGACGTGATCTCCCACATCAAGATCGAACTACCGACCACCCAGCTTGCCGCCGCCAGCACCCTGCTGGCGTGCCTCCAGCTGATCTGAGGGCGCGACGATGAGCACCCGCGCGCAGATCGCTATTCAGATTGGGCCCGAGGAATGGGCTCACATCTACACGCACTACGACGGTTACCCGTCCCACATGCTGCCCGCGCTGGCTCCTTGGACGCCCGAGGACATCCTCGCCGCCCGCGAAATCCGGCAGGTTACTGCCGAGGCGCTGGACTGTTTCGACCCGCCGCATGCGCCACGGATCCTGCCGCGTCCAACCTGTGAACTGTCCCATCTCTACCTCTGGCAGGACGGGGCATGGGTCGATGCGACAGCCTCTGCCGAGTGATCATAAAGCAAAGTTATTGCTCTGATTTTACTACGTTAATCGGCAACTCAGAGCGAATGTCATCGCACCAAAACGATGCAACTCACCTGAAAGGCCCACGCCATGACCAACCCGACCGCTACGCTGATCGCCGACTTCCGCGCCGCCGCGGAAGCGATCGAAGCCCGCCTCGCGCCCAGCGCCTGCGCCACGATCGCCTCGCACAACTGGGTCGTCATCGACGACTTCGGACCCATGACCTTCACGCTCGCGCCTGAGAGCACGAAACACCGCGCGACCTGCACGGGTCATGGCAGCGCCCACAAGGTCAACCGCTTTACCCGTCAAGACGCCGAGCGCCTCGCAGCCGCCTGCAACGCCCGCGCCGCCTTCTGGGCGGACGCCGCGCGCGAAGAGGCCGCCACGCTCCGCAGCCACATTGCCACGCTCAAAGCTCTCAGTGCCGCCTGATCGCACACCGGCGAGGCCCAGCGCCCTGCCACCCTACATGACAAGGATCCCGACCATGACCACCCACCCCAGCCTTCCCAGCCGCAACGAGGATTACGGCTTCTTCCGCACCATGACCGTCTGCCCTCAGCGCGACCGCCGCAGCGCGGAGGTCTGGAACCTCGCCTCGCGCCTGATCGCCGAGGCCATAGGCGCCAGCAGCGAGGACGAGATGATCGGCATCCGCGACTACCTTGACAGCAACATGGGCCGCCACTTTGCCGACGATGTCGTTGGCAACATGGCCGGCTGCAACATCGGGCTCGAACCCGCCATCGGCTCCGCGATCCACCGTTGGCAGGACTGGCGCATTGACCGCAAGACCGAGCGCGATCACGGCATCCCCGCGGGGCTGCCTTATCTGACCGGCTGGGTGCAGCATTTTGCGGTGACGGCCGCGATGCTCGAGAGCGACTGACCCAAACCCCGACATCCCCATCACGACAGGAGGCCGAGATGCCCAAACTCACCGATACGCAGTCCATCATTCTCAGCCGCGCTGCCACGCGCCCCGACAATCTCGCCATGCCGCTGCCTGAAGGGCTGGCCGGTGCTGCCGCGAAGATGGCGGTGGCCAAGATGATCGAACGCGGCTGGCTCGAAGAGGTCGATGCCAATCTGCGTCGTGGCGATCCGCTGTGGCGCGAGACCGGTGATGATCATGGCACCACGCTGATCGCAACCGAAGCTGGCCTCGCCGTCATCGGCATCGAGCCCGTCGTCGCGACGACCATGACCAATTTGCGCAAGGCAAAGCTTGAACTGGCCTTGGCGCCAAAGGAGACCGCCGAAACATCGCCCGATGCTGACGCGCCTAAGCCCGTCGCGATCCGTGCCGGCACCAAGCAGGCGCAGATCATCGCGCTCTTGCAGCGGCCCGACGGGGCTTCCATCTCCGAGATCGTCGAGGCGACCGGTTGGTTGTCCCACAGTGCCCGTGGTCTAATCTCGGGCGGGCTGAAGAAAAAGCTGGGTTTGCCGGTCACCGTCCAGAAGCTGGATCAACGCGGCACCGTTTACCGACTTCCGGTGGCGTGATCGCCGCAACCTGCCATCATCGCCACCGCTCGAAGAGCCTGCGCAGCGCATAGCTGCGCAGTAGCGAGATCCCGGTGAACACAGAGCCGATGGCAAGGTTCTCACCAAGGCTAGGGTGAATGCCAAACCATGGGAACACCAGGATTTGCGTGAACACCGCCAGCACATAGCCCACAGCGACATTGGTGATCGCCTCGATCAGCGACAGCCAGCGCGATTGGGTCATGCGGCCAACCGCTGTGACTTGAGGGCTGCAAAGGTCTCACCGCTGTCCAGCAAGACTGCCTGCTCGCCTGTAAAAGCCTGCCAGCGCTCGATGGCCACATCAACGTAAGTAGGGTTCAGCTCCACCCCGTAACACAGACGCCCAGTCGTCTCGGCCGCGATCAGCGTGGTGCCGGAGCCCATGAAGGGCTCGTAGACGGCCTGGCCGGGGCTCGAGTTGTTCAGGATCGGACGGCGCATGCATTCGACGGGTTTCTGCGTCCCGTGCACCGTGGCTGCATCCTGGTCCTTGTTGGCAATCTGCCAAAGCGTGGTCTGCTTGCGATCGCCAGCCCAGTGGCCTTTGCCCTTAGCCCGCACCGCATACCAGCAGGGCTCGTGCTGCCAGTGGTAATCCCCGCGGCTCAGCACCAGCCGGTCCTTGGCCCAGATGATCTGGGAGCGGATGGCAAAGCCCGCGGCGATCAGGCTATCCGCGACCGTGGCTGCATGCAGCGCGCCGTGCCAAATGTAGGCGACATCGCCTGGAAAGAGCGACCAGGCCTCGCGCCAGTCGGCGCGGTCGTCATTCAGCACCTTGCCGGTGCGTTTTGTCTTTGCCGCGCCTGCCTGGTTGCGCCAGGATGGATCGTATTCCACGCCATAGGGCGGGTCAGTCACCATCAGCAGCGGCTTCATGCCGCCGAGAAGGCGTCCGACGACATCTGCGCTGGTGCTGTCCCCGCAGATCAGTCGATGCGAACCCAGCTGCCAAAGGTCACCCGCCACCGACACCGGGGTAACCGGGGGCTCGGGGATGTCGTCCTCGCCCTCTATCGCCCCGCCGTTCGCGTCATCGCCACCTTGCGCTGCGTTCAGCAGCCCCTCCAAGAACGCGTCGGAGAAGCCCAGCAGGTCCGTATCAAAGCCCAGCGCCTGCAGGTCGATCACTTCCAGACCCAGATTGAGCTCATCCCACTCCGCCATATCTGCGACGCTGTTGTCCGACAGGCGCAGAGCGCGGCGATGATCCTCATCGAGATGCGACAGCCGCAGGACAGGGATCTTGCTCAGGCCAAGCTGCGTCGCCGCCAAGATGCGGCCGTGGCCAGCGATCAACTCACCGTCGTCTGAGATCAGGCATGGCATGGTCCAGCCGAACTTGACCATGTTGGCCGCCAGCACCGCGATCTGATTGTCGCTGTGTAAGCGCGCATTGCGGGCATAGGGCCGCAAGCGTTCGATCGGCCAGAGTTCAATCTGGCTCGGCATGAATGGGAGATCCATAGGGCAGGGCTCGCATGGGCGTGCGCAATGTCCTGTGGCCGCCCTCAGGCGTCAGGATTTGCGATCCGCGATGTCAGGAAAACGAAACGCCCGCGAGGGTCTCCTCCGGGCGCAATTCTTCGATGATCAAGGGGTACGTCAATGGGGGCAGCTTTGTCAAACGGTTTTTTGACTTTGAATCAATGCCTTCTGGGCGCCTAGGCGAAGGCGGCTTCCTGGAGTGGCTTCCGCGGTCCCTGGATTCCTCCGGGTGGATTCCGTGGATTCCAACCGGGATCCACCTTTCCCTGAGCGCTGGTTGCGCAAGCCCCTGAAAATGAATCGAAATCTCAGCCGAGCCGGCGCACGTATACTCCGGGTGGATTCCCCGGTGAAAAGGCCAGACGCTAGCAAAGTCCTGGGCTGCGCCCCCCCGTATACGAGTAGGGCCGGGGAGGAACCATTGGTAGGGGGGCAGGTGCGCCAAATGAGCATCGCCGACGAACAATTTAGATCAGGCTTTGATTTAACCTATCTTGACACAGTCTGCGTATCCAACCTTGGCACAAGCAGCCCAGAAGGCCGACGCACATACTTTCGGTATAATTTTCAAGCAGAAGATCTATGTCATGGGTGACAAATCTTGTCACCATAGTGTGGCACTGAGCGGAAAAATGCTTGCTCGCTGTGTGACTTGTCGGGATCATAGCTGTGTCCAATCCACACAGGTGAACAGATGTCTTATCTCGAATATATCGCATTAAAATATAGCATATTTGCTGAAAACTGGGGCTACAACATGCTCATCATTGTGCTCGCAGCGCTGCTTTTTGGATATTTTAAGAAGGTCGATGATCGCATGCAAAGGGGAACCTACTTTCTAAATGCTGCGATTGTCGTATTCTTCTCCGCGATCTGCCAAGCGCTCTGGATATTCTCTATCGAAGCCCTTGCAGGTGGTTACCTAATCGTCCTGGTCCTGCTCGACGTTATCGTTTGGGTGACTGTCGGTTATTGGTTCATGTTCATCACCAAGGCACGCTCGAACGACGCCTACGGTCATCCACGCTACGCAGCGCTTGGCTTTATTCCGATTGCAAACCTATGGCTGCTTTTCACACCATCAAAGGACAAGCAGACTTACTCGAATCCAGCTTACCTAAGCGGAGTAACAGCGGTCGTGATCGGCCTCGTAATCACGGGTGTGTCGCGTGGCGTGACCACAGCCGTCGAACGAAGCATTCAGGAGCAAATCGCCATAGCCGCGGAAACCGACCGCTCTCTCGATCTAACGGAAATCTACTTTGCGTTCTTCGTGCTGGACGGCGGATTGAAAGCAGGTCTGGAATATCTGGCGTCGCTGGAAACACTCGGTACGGCGGAAAGCGGTGAGACCAGCCTTGAGCGGGTAGATGTGACCAACAACTCCATCATTTATAGGAACCGAATTTTGGACGATACAGTCATGGGGACGAACCCCGAGTGGGAAGCAAACCTTAGAGAGCATTTCTGCAAGAACTACGACTTTGTTCTGAATGAGGGTGGGTCGATACAGTTTGACATGTTCACAAATAGCAGCGGAACTCTCACCATGGTCACTGCCGATCCTGGCACCTGCAAAGATTAAGGGGAACGAGAAATGTCTAAACTTAAAGGCTTCATAGTCAGTTATCTCGCCGTCAATGGCCTTCTTCTGGCAGCCCCTTTTTTCCTAGTACTTGTGTCGATGCCCGCCGTCTTCGTCGGTGCGGTGCTTACCAAGATGGGTGTAAGCGAGGAAATAAGCCAGTTTGGAATGCTTGGGACCGTGTTCGTATCAATTTATCTTGCGTTCAATATTTACTCCGCGATCCGGATGTTTCGAATCGAAAGGCAGTTGAAGAAAATGGACAAAAATGCTGATGAAGGGTGAAGATAGAATAGCAAAGGATCCAAGGATAAGCAGGGACGCTCTCAGCATTTCTTACGGCTGTATCAACCGCCTGGCAAACATGCCTGGACCTACTTGTGAGCAATTTCAGAGTGGCGCCGCCTTAAAGTTGGCGAGCCACAGTTTCCTGATGCAAAGCGGGTTTGAGCAGGACTACTCGAGGTTCAACTCGAAACCTGACGTTATCACTTTTGTTGCTTGTGACGACGGCCGCGATGCCCACGAGGGTAGTAAGCCCACGGTTGATGAGGATAAATGATGCGGAAGATCGAAAGACTGGATCTTCTGTTGGATCGTTTTGGCTATAGCGCAGAATTCAAGCTTGGCTTTGCCTTCTATTTGGGTGGAGCGTCCCTATTGGGTCTGCGAGGTCAGTCTGTTGAAGACATCCTCACAGCTCGGCATCAGCTTGCCGTGTTCGACATCAACGAAGAATACGAAGAACTTCTTGGCCCGTTAAGAGACTATGGAATTCACAAGCTCTTCGAGGAATTTGTATGGAGGACGGAGGCTGATATCCGGCCCCGCCAGGTCATGCTACCTAACATGTCTCGGCCTGTAAGCGAGTTTACGTTCAAGAATCATAATCTGCTAGGTGAGGACGACGCCCGCATCAACACGATGGCAGGCGCATCATTGGCACTGCAGCGAATTTTCGCGGGCGTCGGAGAAGAGCTGCAGGTGCACGGTTACGATGTGCTGAGCGCCTTCAAGTCGGGCATGTGTTTTTTCAACATAAAGGCACAGGTAGATACGCGGGCGACGCAACAGATTACCAGCCTTCTGAGTTCGATGCTCCCACCGATCCCTAGCGCGATTGAACTTTTCGCCCGGCAACCGAACTACGACTTTGACGGCTTCACAGATATCCAAATTCCTCTGCTTCACTTCATTCAGCCTCTGGACGAAGAGTTCGCGCGCATGGTCTGGGCCTATCAGTCCTGGGTCTTCTACAAGGATGGCGTCGAGCTGAGCGACGTCCCTTCGTTGGAGCTGGGGGACTTCATGTTGAGCTGCCGAGAGGCCGCCTTTCGCTTTCTCGAACAGCATCACCAGGCCGTGTATCTGACTTCCCAGAAGGGTGTGCATCACCGGATGTTCCCAGTTCTGGATCCAACCCAAGATGAACGTCGGGCGATCATTGAAGGCGTCCACGCTGCCTGGGGATATCCATTGCTCGATAACAAGAGTGATCTTCTGACGAGCAAGGCCTTGTTCGTCTTCGCTTACTTCTGCGCCATGTGTGAGACTATGTTGCAGATAAATCTGCAACAAAAGACGAATTGATGGGATGGAGCCTGGACATGTCGTTGTTGTTTTTTCGTAACCCGAGCGGCGCATGGCCGGCCATTTTTTCACTACTTTTGATGACACTGCCAAATTGGGCGATGGCACAAGACGACGCCATCGGGGAACGCTTGGTGCGCGTTAACGCTATCAAAGCGCAGCTGGCTGAAGAATGTTTGGTTATGAACAAGGCTGAGGAGCAGTACGGCGTCCTTCCCTTGAAGGAGACCAATTTCAGTCTGAAGTGGTTCGAAGACAGCATCTACGATATCGAAATCACGCCAGACGGCAGGAAAGCGACGGTCGTCTATCTTGATGCCGTCTGTCCAAATTTCGGTTCAGGGTACTGTGGCTCAGGTGGGTGCACGTTCTTCATTGTTGTTGGGGATAGAACATTTTCCTATAAACTTGGCGGCAGGCCTTATCCCGTGACGCACGGGGACGCTGTCTCTATAGCGGTCCCCATAGGTGGTTATGCCTGCAAGGACACTAAGGGGGTCGCAGGCTTTGGTAACGACCCTTGCTACGATTTTATTTTCTGGAACGAGGCGACGCGGGACTTCATGACAATCAGAGATGACCTTGCCCGCGTTGAATGAAGGCTGCCTTTAGGACAGATTCGCTATACAGCTCTTAGCCAATAGCAGGCTGCGTCAAGAAAAGAGCATGGGTTGGATGGGGTTAGTACAGAAGCGATGCTTCAAAAAACCTTCCAATTTAGACACGTTTCTCGTGTGTTGGTGCGTTAGCGAACAGTTAATTGCTCGGCTTACTGGTGTTAGCTCTATACGTTCAGCCGTTATCACCAGTAGTTTCTTGCTCAACTAAATTGTTTTGAATGTATGCCTCAGCCTTCTTCACATCAGAAAATCTTAACTTACCAACCCAAAGGTAGTTTGGTGATTTGCGGATGGCATGCCCTTTGTAGTCAATGTAATCCTCACTGCTCTTATACTCAGACTTAACAAAAGAGTTGCTCTCTACGTCTCCGTTCTCAGAAATAAGTGACTTGGCTTTAGAACTAAACCCAAGTGTGTAGCAACCAAGCACAGCGATTGCAGAGAACAAGTAGAAAAACACACTGCCACTCAGAGCTGCGAGAACAATTGTTCCTACAGATACATAGCCATAGTAGAAACTTCCGATTTTAAGACGAGGATAGTTGCCAATCCGATAACCATGTATGACCATGAATGCCACAATAAATGCAATGGCAACATGGACAAGGGCTGTAATTCGTATACCTGATGCTAAGCCAAGAAGCTGAAGCAGAGCAATTGCAGCCAAGCCATATACATAAACGGTTATGAGCTTACGCATGACTTCTTCTCCTTAGCCGACATTCCCCAAGTGGTCTGCCTTCTGACGTGAAAATCGCCTGAATCTGACCTCTGGACAAGCGCTTTTTGCCCTGCGCGTCAGCTGTGGTCGCACAGGCTGTTGGAACAGGGCTGCTCAGACAGCAAAGCGGCACTGTTCTGGATCGGCGGTGGTGTTTTTCAGCGCAGCGGGCAGACCTGTCCTGCCGCTTTCGTTCAGTTT